TAGCCGATGCTAAGGCAGGAAAGGAACTCCGAAGAGCGATCAAGGAGTACGAAGCACTGCGAGAGCGAAACAAGAGATAGTGATTACTAAGGGTTTAAAAAAGTCCTTTCCTATATGGAAGGGGCTTTTTATTTTTGCCTTAGATAGAAAATTAAAAGGTATTGATTCAATGGAAAAAATCTTTGTTACCTTGTGGATCCTCTTTGGTATCTACATCTTAGTCTTAGTAATGATTATGGCCGACCTATGGAGTGGCCTGCGCAAAGCCAAGAACAACGGAGAGATGCGCACCTCGTATGGCTACAAGCGTACGGTGGGGAAGCTCGCCCAGTACTACAATGTGCTAATCGCCCTCACGATAGTAGATAGTATGCAGATGAGTGCTGTGTGGTACTTTGAGCAATATTACGGGAATCAGCTGTGGTTCTTTCCCTTTATGACCCTTGGGGGTGCCTTTTTACTCTGCCTGATAGAGATAAAGAGTATCTATGAGAAGGCCGAGGATAAGGTACGCTTGGACAAAGCAGGACAAGTGATGGGCAAGATCATCCTTAACCGCGGGGATGTAGAGGAAATAGCTTCTTCCATCAAGGAATATCTTAATGAAAATGATAAAACACCCATAAAAAACGAATAACCATGCCAACACCTAAGTATAAAGTAAGGCCTGACACAGGCGAATTGCAGGAATACCTCTTTGAGTACAACGGGATTTTAGCACTTAAAAACTTCGTAGCACGTGTGGACGGAGAGCGCCTGATCCTACACAGCGCAGAGGATATGAACTTCTCTATCTTGGACGCCTTGGTCAGTGAAGTAGAGATCAATGGAGTTGTATATGACAATGCTGACGCGGCACAGCAAGCACTACAGCGCTTAACCTTCAATACCAACAGACCCGTGATCATGACCCAGCGCGAGCGAGAACTACTCTTGGGAGCGCTCCAAAGCGGCAACTATGTAGGTACAGCAGCGGATCTGAAATCACTCATTGACGGCAAGGTAGATAAGGAAGCAGGGAAAGGGCTATCCACGAATGACTTTACCAATGCCTACAAGCAGAAGCTGGACACCCTCGAAGATTACGATATAGAGCTGGACGAGAATACCACAGAGTTACGATTCAAGAAGGGTAGTAATGTAGTAAAGCGTATATCCCTAATGTTCTTGGACGACGAGGGGACGAAGTTGGTATACAACAAGCCCGAGAAGACCTTAGAGTTAAGGGATAAGCGCAATAACCTCCTCACCAGTATCCCCGTGAGCCACTTTGTCAGCAATATTCCTGATGGGATCGTGGTGCAGAATGGAAAGATTAAGCTCATGGCCGGAAATAATGTTATTTTCGAAAATGCTATTTCCTACAATGACTTGGCAGATAAGCCCGATTTGAATTTTATCCCTACCTCTTGGAACAATAGAGGAGGAAAAGAAGTTATTAAGACGCAAATAGATGACTGGTTGCGTATCAATGAGAACGGCAGCCATCCCAACGGTACTTATTTCGGCGCGTATCGCATCCGTACAGATAAGGGAATACAGGTAGGAGAAGGTGGAAACAAATTCCATGTGAGTGATGAAGGAAATATTGACATTAAAAATAAAACGAAAATCGTTGTAAGAGATAATGGGAATATTGCCTTTGGAAACATGGATTTCAACGATTTGGTTTATGGAGAATTCAAAGGTATAAAGATTTGGGGTCATGATAGTGATGATAAGGTAATTTTAGCTGGTGGTGGAGTTAAAAATATAAACGAGATAGCTCCTTCTTATAAGACTATTACAGACGCTCACAAATTCCTTGATAAGGATGGGGCTATTCACTTTGGCTCAGGGAGTGGCATAGCTAATGCCCCAGGCAGTTCTTACTATGAGATGTTAGGACTTACCCATAGTTCTAAGGGCTGGGGATTTATCATTGCAAAAAACTTGGATGTTAATGATCGGAAATTATACATAAAACAGGTCATTTCTGGCAGCTATACAGATTGGTTTGAATTGAATGGAAGCATTGATAATATATCTATCCGTAACTATATAGAGTGTAACCATAACCATAATGGTTCTGTAATTTTTGTTGAGAATCCGTTAACTATTCAACTTAAAGATTTAATCTCTTTAGATTGTGTGTCTTTTCGAAAAGTCTTCGCTGGTGGACAAGTAACCTTCACTTGCGATGGAAAACAAATCATCTACACGGGAGATAATGCCTTCAACGGGGGTGATGGCTCTACAGCCGTAGTAAGTATATGGAACAACAAGTGTTACATAGACATTCGAAATATATGATGAAAGTAATCAACAATCTCAGGGGTAGCGACAAGCTCCTGCATAGTAAGTACGGGAATATGATATTTATTGTCATTTTCCTTAGCGCTCTGATATTCTTGCCTGTTGTGAAATCCTTACTTATAGCCGCTATAATATTAGGGAGTATTGGGCTATGTAAGGAGCTATATGATAAATACCATAAGAAAACTTTCATAGACTGGTGGGATATAGTGGCAAGCTTCGTGCCTTATCCGATTATTAAATATATAAACAGATGAATGCGATACAATATTTTGATTGGGGAGGGGGCCGTAGCTCATTTTTCGGTATAAGAATTAAAGATTTTTTTACTAATCCAAAGGGGGCTAGAATATCAGATTTATTAGAAGGATTAATAAACTCAAAAGATAGTTATACTATTAGACTTGCGTATTCGACAGAGACTCATATAAATCATAACGAAATACGCTTTGAAAAATATGAAGCCTTTAGAGATGGTAATGATTTTGTTATTAGATACTTTGTTAAAAAAAACCAGTGGAAGGATGGTAATATTTTAGTATTTCAGTTTAATATTTTCCCTAATAATCAAAATTATTTTCCGCAACAAGAAGTTAATACGGCCACCACATATATCTTAGGGAGAAAAATAAAAAGATATTATCAAAACAGAATTATATTTCAACCTAATGGAATAATATTATATATTCAATCAGGAGACTATTACAAAAAGGAGTCCTTAAAATATGAAGATGGAGTCCCAATTGATGTTAATGAATTGTACAATAAAGAGATAACATACATACTTGACTAACCAATGACACAAAAAGATTTTATCAAAACCTACAAGCCCTTCGCGCTTGAAAGCGAGCGGAAGACGGGTATATCAGCAATCTTTATTCTTGCTCAGGCAGGTTTGGAGAGTGCGTGGGGGAAAAGCCCTATAGGAAATAACTTTTTTGGTATAAAAGTACCTAAGAGCCTTGTTAGTAGTACCCCAAAAGAGAAAAAACAACTGCTAAGAACGACAGAGGTATTATCCTCTCCTAACGAAAAGAGCAAGTTCCCTGAAGTGATTAGTATCACCAAGCGTACAGACGGCAAATATCTGTATATTGTAAGGGACTGGTTTATGAAGTATGCCACCCCTGAGGAGTGTTTCACAGACCATGCTAATTTTTTCTTTAGAAACAAACGATACGCGAAAGCGTTGGAGGTTAAAGCAGACCCTTACAAGTTCGCCGAGGAAGTAGCAAAGGCAGGTTATGCCACTGCTCCGAACTATGCTGAGATCCTCAAAACACTCATTAAAGAAATTGAAAAAGTAAAATAGTTATGTATGAGAAAGATTATGTATTTACTCTTAGCTCTTCTGCTATTAGGTAGTTGCAGGAGCAACAAATCAAGCCGAACCGAGCACAGAGAAGAGCAGCAAATCGAAAGAAGGGAAGAAAAAGACAGCCTCTCTCAGGTAGAGTCTCATCAGCAAGTCGCTACTTTTGACCTCCAACATTCGCAATCTTACGAGCTCTCTCTCGAAAATGATAAGGACAGCATAGAGGTGCAGCGCGAAAGACGCATAGTAAAGAGGCACGATGGGGAGGTATCTCATATCGAGGTACTCAAGGTCAAGGGGGGAAAAGCTACCCTAAGGGTAAAGCAGGAGCAAGCGCAGCAAGCAAGGCAGGTAGTCCGTAGGGAACAGCGAAGAAGTGAAGGACATTTCTCTCAAAAGAGAAAGGAGGTACTTACTTCTCATACTATGGAGCGAGAAACACTTCGCCAAAGATGGGGACTTGCTTGGTGGGTAGAGGGCTTATTGTTGGTGGTGGTCTTATGGTTGGGCTATAGAATAGTAAGAAGATGGATAGGATAGAGTTTCATTGTGCAGGGAGTTACCCAGAGCTCAGCCCTTGGCAACGAGAAGAAATCTGCCTACGTATGGAGGACGATAGGCGTGACTTTCAGGAGCTATATCGGGAGATGGTGCTGATCCTGCTGATGGGGAATCCTTCAAGGAAAAACAAAAAGCGATTACATCGGCTGCTCTCAGAAATCTCTATCGAGCAGCTCCTCCCATTGGGAAAGTTCCTGCTCACCGATAGGGACTTGTTCTCCTTTCCTGAGATCTGGGATGGACTCACCACTCCCCTGCCTCGATTGAGTAATTGTACCATTCGACAATTTTCCGTGGCGGACATGCTTTTTTACCAATACAGCAAGAAGCGTGAGGAATTGTATGCACGCCAGCTGGTGGCAAGTCTCTACTGCTGGGGCGCAAGTGAGTTTGACCCCTTGCTACTCCCTAAGATTGCGGAGGTAACTGATAGCATTTCCCCTGGCACGCGGGCTGCGATTGTTTTTGCCTATCGATGTACCAGGGAGTACATCATAGAGCGCTATCCTGCTGTATTTACTAAATCCTCTTATAGGGAGGATACTCCTATATTCAGGCGACAGGGGGATTATACCCCCTTCTCCAAGGTAATAGCGGCCATGGCGATGGACAGCACCCAACCCTTGGGCAATTGGCATGAGTGCAGCGCGACGCGTTTGTACGATTTTTTAGAAATATTGAACGAATCTATTCTCAGAAGTAAGCGCACATGAGAGATCTCTTTGTAACAGATACATTCGAACTGGACTTGAGCCGGATATCCATTTCCTATCAGGAAGAAAATCCGCGGTTCAAGGATACTTTCTTTACTCAATTCTCCCTCCCATTTGAGTTCTATATGAATGCAGATCTGAGGGTGAAGATGGGTAATTATACGGCTATCAATGCCCTGCGGCTAAAGAAGAAGCATGAGGGCTACCATGTAATGGATGGAAGAGCCAGAAAGGGGACTTTGGAAATTCTATCCATAGAAGGAGAGCTGGTACAGGCGCAGATTGAATCAGGGTTCGAGCAGCTGCCGAACTTTGAAAAGAAGCTATGTGACTTACCGCTGGCCAAGGTCGCTGTAGACAATATCTATGAGCATGCCAATGTAGTCTGTAGGAAGAGATACCCCGAGGTAGATTATAATTTTCCCCGTGTGGTTTATAACAAGGAGAATAGCCAGAGTGGCTGGGAAGCATTCGAAGGATTCTTGAACCACACTCGTAATGGGGCTTTTATCAATAATAGCGAGGATTCTGGCAATAGGGTAGTCCGCAATATCATTCACCCTATGCCTTACCTACTCTATGTACTCAAGAAAGGATTTGCCGATGCGGGATATACACTTGCTGGAGATATTCTCACCGATGAGGACTTCCTCCAGCAGGTGATATACTCGGGCAAGGAATATTACAAGACTTCAGAGCAGCAAGAGGTCAATATGACCCCGCAAAGGGATAGCCTCACCCAGCAGCGGGAAGTAAGCGGAGTAGTATTTGGAAAGTACCAATCCGAGACTACCTTGGACAAGGTCGGAAAGTGGCGCTTGGTCTGTAACAATGCTCATATACTAACCCATGGAGAGCCATTTATCTATCGGGTGAAGCTGGATGGTGTGGTGATCCGCGAGGGGGCTATCAGTGAGCGCCAAAGTACCTTGAGCTTTACTCAGGTAATTGCCATCGAGACAGGGGGCTCCCATCAGCTCCGTTGTGAGTTCGAGGGGGCTTGGAATAGCCCCATTGAGCTATACCTGAATATCATTGCCCAGCATGACGCTCAGGGGAATGTGATTGAACAGGTGATTAACAACAATGAGGTAGACCTCAAGCGGGCTGTCCCAGATATTACCTTCGGAGACTTGGTCAAGACTATTAAGAACTGGAAGAATTACGATCTGGAGATTCAGGGGGACAAGATCTTTATGAATCGTATCCACACGGAGAATCGCCTACAGATGAAGGACTTTCGTCCCTTTGCCATCAAGGATCCTAAGAAGACACTCACTACCAAGGAATCTTACCTTATTAAGTTTCCGGATATGGACGAGGCTAAGTTCAACTATCCTGCGGTACTGATCGACGAAAATGGCATGCAACTCTCACAAGGGGAACAACAGGGAAGCACTCAGGTAAATATTGAGGGCTACTGTCTGCCTAAGGTACTCTATAGGGGAGAGCATTCCTGTATTCCACGAAAGAACGGAGGTAATGTATTAGGGCTTATCTGGTATGATGGCTTGCGGTATGGCAACAAGAATGAGGGCGAGACCAGAGAGGAGCTCCTGCCCCCAAAGGTGACCAAGTACTGGGAAGAATGGTACAAAATGCGCCTATCCTCCTATGAGCTCTCATGGAGCTTTATAGCCAATAAGAATCAGATACGGGAGTTTGCTCTAAGGGATACGCTGTATGTGTATGGCCAGCGATTTTTTATAAAGTCCATCACCAAGAACACCCTTAGCCGCGAATGCTACCAAGTAGAAATCACTCTAATCAATGTATAATGGAAAGTGAAAAAGAAATAGGGAAAAAAGCTGCTATCTTGCTCAGGGGCAGTTTACAAGGGGAAGTCTCTACCCGCTTTGGTGGCCATCTCTCAGGAGGGAAAGCGTCCCTACAGGCTGCTACCGCAGTAGCGCGCATGCGCTATTCCAAGCGGGCTGACGGCACTAAGCAGGCGTATCTGAAAGGAATTGCTATCAAGATGCCACGGCATGGCTTTATCCAACATTACGGGATAGAAGCCTCCCGCGTAAGGGCTGGAGGCACCCGCACCCGTGAGAAGCCCAAGCAAACGACCTACTTTTTCAGGGCTCACTTATATTCTAAAGGAATGAAGGAAAAACCTTTTATTGATGATGCAATAGAAGCCAGCGAGGCTGTCGCCTACTTGGCTGAGGAACTCCCTAAGCAGCGCGGAGAAGAACTCCTTATCTTTATCAAACAACAATTAGAAAAACAATAATATGGCACGTAAATATATCGCAAGAAGTTATCATATATGGTACCCCTTTAACGAGGAAAAACCCACAGTTGCTAATTTCGAAAAAGAAGAAGAGATCATGGAGTGGGACTTCTCTGAGAACCCCATCTACAAGACTTGGAAATCAGGAGAGCCTATCCCTAATAATGACCGAATGTCTGTTATATTTCCTGAACTCTTCCTCCTGCCTGAGTTCAAGGGATACTCAGGCAAAACAGAGCTATTTGTTCCTTGGGAAGAATACCTCAAGAAAAGAAAAGCAGAGGAAAAATACCAACCCAGCAAGAAAACCAATAAGACACAAAAAAAATGGGTAAAAGGAAATGGAGTTTTAGATCATTGGGAATTTAAAGATGTACCTGTCTATGAGCCCCTAAGTGAAGATGAAATATACCAAGAGTGGAAAAGATATGCGGAAGAGTGGGAAAAAGATAAATATATCTTTAGCATCTCTATTACTCCCAATGATTTCGTCGAAATATATGCCGAAAATCAGGACCTAAGAAATATAAAACCCTCTTACTTCGATCGTATTCTTAATGCATGGACGAGGCGTATTCGTGGGCGTGGGCGTGGATTAGAATATTTGCTGCGGTATAAGAACTTCTCCCAGCTCCCACAGGGAGAGACAAAGCTCACCCTTACCTTTACAGCTTATGCTGTTAATAATGGAAACAACATAGAGTTGGAGAAAAGGGAGGTGCCCATTACCCTAAAGCGAGAAGGTATCGGAGGAGGAAGCAGCAACGGGGGAGGTTCTAAGGATACCTATACACCACCAGTGGTCAATATGACCCTGAACAACGCCACTCGGGAACTCTTTGTCGAACCGATGGCGGAGACTGGAGAACTATTACAGGTAGCACACTTTATACGTAATATCAATAGTTTTTTGGTTCTACACCAAAAGTTCGGAGGGGTAGTGCATGATAGTGAGGGTGCCTCTCATTGGCAAAGGCCATATACTTTTGAAAATGATGGACTCTTCAAGGTAGAAGTAGATAACGATGATCTGTGGGCATGGGCTAAGTTCTCTCTATCCGAGAACTACAAGCGTACAGGGGTAGTTCAGGGCTTCGACTTTAGTCATGATCAGGTCATTGTCAAGGAGGATAACTGGCTTTTTCAGCGGGTATTCTCCATAAGGCTGAATGTTATTAATGACCTTACTTCTTTTTCCTTTGATAAAAAATACTATGAAGCGACTTTGTATCGTGAAAAAAGAGAAAGGTATGAGGGCTCTTTTCGTATCAACAATGCCAATAGGCTTACCTATACGATCACCCCTTCGGCAGGTTTGGAGATCGTGGAGGTGAAGCACAATGGAGAACCCTTTGTTTTGGTTAAGTTTCGCTCCAAGAGTGCTGAGACTTTCCCTCTGGGGCTTCTGGAGGAATATATTACGGTCAAGAGCAACAGGGACTCCACGCAAATTGTTACGGTAGACCTCACGATCAAGACTAATCTGGATTTCGAACAGAAGGATATATACTTCTGTCTGGACAAGGATATCCTTACTATCACACAGACGAATGAAAATTCGGAATTTGCCCGGGCTAAGGTGGTGATGAATTTCTCAGGATATGGCCGAAGGGTGACCACCACTCAGGAGTATGAGTATGTGTTCTTTAACAACATGGCCAAGATTGACCTTGGGGAAGAAATTCAGGATTTCTTCGAAAACTTGCCTGATCTGAAAAGGCTATATATCAATAACGAAAATACGGCACTCCCTGTGGAGGTGATGAAAGCTACTGAGGTAAATGTTACTATTGTGGAAACCAACTTCAAGGGGGAGGAGTTCAAGACTCACAAGCTATCTTCCCTGCGATACCTCCCTGGTAGGACACCTCTCTCCTACCCTTACCTGACTAATGTAGGGTTACGCTCTACCTATACCGATTCGCTAATCTCGGTAAGTGCTCTTACTAAGGCTTTTAAGAGAAATGACCTTGGGAAAATTGCTTCTAATAGCGTTGATTCTTCTGGATTGGTGGACGATTACGGGGTGGCTAATCTCTGTTTCTATCGAAAAAATGCCAACCGCTTTTTCGGGAAAAACACGATTATCAAGAAGAGCACACTTTCCTTGGAGCCTAAGCCAGAGCCTAATGGGGAGCCTATCACGGTGCTTTTCCAAAATCAAAACTTTTGCCCTGATTGGTTCTCATTTTCTGGGGAGGAAGAACTGCACATCAATTATGAAAATACCATCTCACAGCACGCCGAGAAGGACGAAGAGTTCAAGGCTTTGGTCAAGGAAAAAAGAACTTTCAAGCTCAACACAGGGTGGATATTCCCCGAGGAGGTGGAGCTGCTATGGGAGCTTATCAAGTCCCCTCAGTGCTTTATTAAGGCTAATGATACGGATTGGGTCAAGGTGATTCCTATCTCTCAGAAGCCTCTATCCTATGATAACACACGGAACCTACACAGCTATGTAGTGGAGTTCCAGAGAGCCAGTATCCAATAACTAAATGATGATATAAGATGGAGTTAGTGAAATTCGACAAAGAGGGTACTTACCCTCGTATCTCAGCTTCGCATATTGATGAGAGCATAGAGCTTACCCCTGCCGAGCAGGAGATCAAGGCGCGACTTAGGCATATTCACGCCCTTAGGATGACTAATAAGTATTCCAAGTATCAAGCCATACAGATACACATGCGGGAGATGAAGGTGAGCCAAGCCACTGCCTATAGGGATTACAATTGGGCGATGCAGATCTTTGGGGAATTGGACAAAGTGGATGTGCAGGCCGAGCGCATGATCTTAGCGGAGTGCTACTGGCAGCTCTACTTAAAGGCTCTCAAGAAGGGCGATCTGGAGCAGGAGCGTAAGGCGCTGGATTCGTATAAGTCGCTGTTCAACTTCGATAAGGAGGAGAAAGAGATTAACTTTGAGAAGATCTCCGCTCATGAGTACCATATCAAGATGAGCCGCAAGGGGATGCGCATGCTTAGAGAGGCTATCGGTACAGGGGTGGTGGACTTCAACGAACTCCCCGCTGAGGAGATAGACTATGAAGAGAGTGAAGAGTAAAAAGTGAAAAGTGAAGAATGCTAATAAAACCAGTTAAAGAGATCTACCTAAACCCCATGCAGATGGCAGCCGTGGAAGCCAATAGGTACGGACGGGTGAAGAATATATGTATCGAGGCGGGGCGTGGTACAGGCAAATCAACTATATTGGGGTGGTTTGTCAAGGAAGCCGTTCGCCAAATGCCACGAGCGACGGGGGTACTGGTAGGAGCTACTTTTGTACAGATCAAAAGCCGTACTTTCCCCTCTACCAAGGAGGGGCTGGAGATGTTCGGCCTATACGAGGAGGTGGTTTATGTAGTGGGCAGAAGCGGGAAGAGCTTAGGGTATACAATGCCTTTCCAAGCGCCCAACTCGTGGAGCAATGTGGTGCATTTCTCCAACGGCTTTATCCTTGTGCTGGTATCCTTGGACGATCCCAACTCAGGGCGCGGGCTTAACTCCTATATGGTCATAGGAGACGAGGCGGCGCTCTTGGAGCACGATCGTCTGTTTAACAACGTACTGACCACGAACCGAGCTAAGAAAGTGGAGTTTGACCGTGCTTCGCTGCTCAATGCTACGATATTTACTTCCTCCGTAGCGCTGACCAAGACGGGCGAGTGGTTCACCAATCGGGAAAAGCTGGCACTACAAAAACCACAAGAACATTGTTTTATCAAAGCCAACGCCTTGGTCAATAAGGAGAACCTCAAGCCTAATTGGATTCAGGAGATGTACGAGCAACGGGTATCGGATATGCTCTTCAATGCGGAGATCATGAACATACGCCCGCGCAAGGTGGCCGACGGATTCTATCCGCAGCTATTGGCTGATAAGCACTACTACAAGTACAAGTATGCTACGAACCTCTTAGATGATTTTACCCAGAGCTATACCCCAAGCTGTTCCTATGATACGGACTTGATTAAGGGTATCCCCTTGGAAATATCATTGGACTTCGGAGGGCGTATCAACTGTGCTGTGGTCGCCCAAGAGAGCACGCTCACCCATACGCTGAGTATCATTAAGGATTTCTTCGTCAAGAACCCGCAGAAGCTCTCAGACCTTATTAAGAAGATCATAGACTATTACGAGCCACACAAGGCTACCTGTAATAAGGTCTATCTATACCACGATCGCTCAGGTTTCAAAAGTGAAGCCAACAGCAAGACGACTTTGGCGCAGGATGTGGAGGACATGCTCCGTACAGCAGGCTGGCAGGTGTATAACAAGACACCCAACACGAACAATCCAAGCCATATCCTCAAGTTTCGACTCATTAACGAAATCTTAGAGGAGAGCAACAAAGTACTCCCATTCATCCGTATCAATGAGGATAACTGCCCCAACCTAATTGTATCCATGGAGAATGCAGGACTCAAGCAGAAAGAAGATTCCTTCGAGAAGGACAAAAGCTCGGAGCGCTCTACCTCCATTCCGCAGGAACACGCTACCCACCTGTCGGACTGCTTCGACTACCTTGTATGGTGGAAGTATGCTTATCTGATGGACAACGATCGCCACGATTCATATATTATAAGTTCTGTTTAAAGAGGATTTTAACGGGAAAGTAATTTTTTTTTCTAAAAACATTTGGAGGTTTTTAAAAAAGTTGTACCTTTGCAGTGTTACAAATTCCAGGGATTTTTATATCCGAAAAAAATTATTCATGATATTATAACTCACGGCGTGAGGGTGTCGCTATATAGTAATATATAGCAAAATTTCTATCCAATGGAATTTGTAACAGCACCTACTCACGCCTCTTATTTTTTTATATTATGTTACAAATTCCAACTTCACACCATGTAGCTTTGGCTATTTCGTGGGCAACTGGCCGCACGAATCGGCTTTCTCTTCTAAGTAGTACAGGCTGCTTGAAAAACCCCAATGATTACGAACCTGCGGACGATCCTGCGGTGGTGGATGCCATCGCTCAGGAGTGTTTCCACTGCTTGCTCAAGGAAACCGCGTGTAACTTCCTACTTGCCCTCCGTGATGGGCAGTGGCATGTCTCCACTTCTGCGGGGACTACTTCTGACCCCTCGCTACAGCTTGCCGTGATACACGCTTACTTATCCTACTATATTTCCACCCAAAAAGAAAGG